TTTTTTAACTGATTTCAATTCGAAAGAAAACTTAGCTAATTGGTGTTTCAAAGAGGAGAAAACTATTGTAAGAGATTACATTTGTAAACTTTTTAAAGCAAGATGCAATAAGAAAAAAACGCTTTTCGTTCCATCTAATATAGAATTGAAAAGTTTATTCTTGCCATCTTGGCAGGGTCTTGTTAAAATCTTTGATACTAAAGAAAATATAATAAAGGCATTAACAAAGCAAGGGCTTAGATTCAAATACGATTATTTATCTACCCCCACATTTAGTGATATAGAACCAGAGATTTTAATAGACACCAGAGAACAGAATCCATTAGAGTTTAAAGATTCTAAAAAAATGAAATTGAGTTGTGGTGATTATGGAACTTCGGGGCTTTTATTTTCTGATGTTTTTGTAGAGAGAAAAAGTTTAGAAGATTTAATATCAACTTTAGTTTCCGGAGCCGAAAGATTCGATAGAGAAATATCAAGAGCTGAAGATCTCGGTTACTATCTAGTAGTTTTAATAGAGAATAAATTTCAGAATGCTTTAAACTATAGTCCAGAAAAAAGTTTCAGTAAATATATAAATGGAAAGTTTGTTTTCCATAAGATTAGAGAAATTTACGCAAAGTATAATAATATACAATTCATCTTTTCTGATTCTAGAGAAAACTCTAAAGATATAATGATAAAGATTTTTCAGATGAAAGAAAGTGTAAAGAAATTCGATTTAGAATTTTTGAAAGATTTTAACCAGATATAAACATGTGGAATGAAGGCGCTCATCCTATCCCTTTTAGGAAATCAACTAATGATGAACTTGATAAAGTCAAAGGAATACTTTCTGAGGAGGAAGCTCAACAATGGTTTGCTAGATATTGCTTAGCTAATCCCGCATTCATGGTTTATCTTTTGACTAGAGTCAAGTTAGATCCTGTACAAGATCTAATGTTAAGATCCTTTATTTTAAAAGATTATTGCCTTGTTGTAGCTGGGCGGGGATTTTCAAAATCTTTCGTAATTTCTTTATTCTGCGTAATATATGCTCTAGGCAATCCCGGCGTTAAAATAGGTATAGCCTCGGGAACATTTCGTCAGTCTAAATCTATAATGAAGCAGATTGACAGCTTTGCTTCACATCCTAAGAACGGAACATTTTTAAGATCCTGTATAACAAAACAATTATCAAAATCAAGTGACGCTTGGTCAATGGAAATCGGTTATTCGTCTATAACAGCTATTCCTCTAGGTAAAGTTAGAGGTTATAGATTCAATGTTCTTATTGTTGACGAGCTTTTAGTAGTGAGTAAAGAAATAATAGATTCGATTCTTAAGCCGTTCTTGATGGTTAGACAAGATGGCCCTCAGCATGAAGAAATCACAAACGCTCAAAAACTTTTAGTTGCAAATGGAGTTTTAAACCCAGAAGATGTTCAGCAGTTTTCATCTAACAATAAAATTATAGGTTTGTCATCTGCAAGTTATAAATTTGAATCTCTTTACAGGGACAATTATGTGCCTTATGTAAAAACAATTTTAGATCCAGAAGCTGAAAATGTTAATCATTGCGTTTTCAGAATGTCTTACAGAGCTGCCCCGAAAGGTTTCATGGAAGAATCGGCTATTGAAGATATGAGAAGAACAATGTCTAAGTCCATGTTCGATAGGGAGTTAGAGGCTATATTCGGAGATGATACAGGCGGTTATTTTTCAGCTCAAGCTATCGAAGAAGCAAGTGTAAAACTCGGAGAATATCCTATCGTAAAAATAGTCGGAGATCTAGATAAAAAATACATATTATCAATAGATCCTAACTATAATAATTCTGAAACCTCAGATGACTTTGCAATGGCTGTTCTTGAACTCAATGAAGAAGATGAATCAGCGACTCTTATTCATGCTTACGCTTTGCCGAATAGTACCAATGAGAAAAGATGCTTATATTTGAAATATCTCCTTGAGAAGTTTAATATAGTATACATGATTATAGATAATAGCGGAGGTCCGGCATTTTTACAAATTGGAAAAGAATTTAAATTAATGCCCAGAGAGTTACATCTTTTTGATCACGATTTCCTGAATTATAATTCTAACGAAGGTATCTTATATTCTAAAAATAATTATGTTCCAAAAGATGGTAAGATAGTTCATTCTCAAGCTTTCGGCGTTGGAGGATGGTTAAGGTTTGCAAATGAAAACTTGCAGTGGATGATAGAAAAGAAAAAAATAAGATTTGCTGCTCCAGTATTTAACGATTCAGACTTCCACAAAGCTATAAATGAAAAATTTCCTATAGAAGATTTGCATTATTCCAAGACTCAGGATATTACTAAAGAAGAAATCAAAGAGATAGCTAAAAATGTTCAAGAAGAAATGAAAGTAGATTTTGTAGAGCATCTAGGAGATGTTATAAATCTGACCAAAAGAGAATGCTCCCTTATAGAAGTTTCTACTACCCCAAATGGCAATCAACAGTTTGATTTGCCAGCTACAATGAAAAGAGATAGCAATCCTCATAAAGCCCGAAGGGACTCTTATACTGCTCTCCTATTAGGAAGCTGGGGAGTTAAATGCTATTTTGATATGCATAGGGAACAAGAGGTAAATACATCCTTTGAATTCGTTCCAAGGATGTTTAGATAAATTTTAAGGTTAAAATTGATTTAGTAAGAATTTTTAAGGTTTAAAAGTGTATAGTAGTGTATGGCTCGTAAACCCAAAAGCAACGCTGTAGTTGTAAACTCAGACCCTTTCACTCCAAAATTCATTTCAGACTCAGCAAGAGACTTGAGAAACAGGGGTACGAATTCTTTCCAGAACCCGTTGTCAGGACTTTCAGGAGAAATAGAAAATATTAACAAAGGTGTATCACCTTTCTCAAGAGATAACTCAGGAACTCTAAGTGCTCAACAAGCTATTCTCTTGTGTCAAAAAGCTTATTGGAATGTCGCAATATTTAGAAATACTATTGACATTCAAACAGAGTTTGCTAATTCAAAATTGCACTTCAGAGGCAAAAATAAAAGATCTGTTAAATTTTACGAGGAATGGTATAAGAAAATAAATGGTTGGTCTTTATCAGAAAGATTTTTTAGAGAATGGTTTAGATCTGGAAATGTTTTTATTTATAAATTCCTGTATAATGTTACGAGTCCTGAAATAAATAAAATGTCTAGAGCTCAAGCTCAGAAAAAAATCCCTTTACGTTATACTATTCTAAATCCAGCTGATATGAGAGCTGAGGGTTCAGCAACTTTTGTGAATTTTAATTATTATAAGTTATTGAATACCTACGAGTTAGCTAGACTAAGAACCCCTAAAACAGAAGATGAGAAAAGATTCATGGATTCATTACCTGTTAATATTAGAGAACAAATCAAAAGAGGAGAGTTGCCGGAGATACCTATAGACACAGAGTATCTAACAGCTATATTTTGTGGGAAGCAAGATTATGAAGCTTTGTCTGTTCCAATGTACTATCCTGTTCTTTTCGATATTGATTTAAAACTAGAGTTCAAGAAGATGGAAAAGGTTATAGCCAGAACAGCTGACTATATGATCCTTTTAATTACAGCTGGAGATAAAGATAGAGATCCTAATACAAATTCAAGAATACTAGCTGCTTTACAAGATTTGTTCGAGATGGAAAGCGTAGGCAGAGTACTAGTCTCTGATTACTCTACTAAAGCAGAATTCATTTTACCAGATTTAAATAAAATCCTAGGACCAGATAAGTATCAAGTAGTTAATCAGGATATTGCCAACGGTTTGATGAATATATTCTGGGGAGATGAGAAGTATGCCAATTCAATGGTAAAAATAAAAGTCTTTCTAGAGAGATTGAATTCAGCTAGACAGGCATTCTTGAATAATTTCTTAATTCCTGAAATGGAGATGATTGCTAATGAACTAGGATTCACTGAAATCCCTGAGCCCGTTTTTGATCAAGTGGATTTAAAAGAAGAAATCGAATACATGAAGGTTTATACGAGACTTGCTGAAATTGGCATGTTGACACCAGAAGAACTATTCGAAACTTTGGAAACCCACAGTCTGCCTCTTCCCGAAAACTCAATTGAAGCTCACAATAAATTCAAAGAGCTTAAAGACAAGGGCCTTTATGAGCCAATCATTGGCGGACAGAAAAAAGAGGGGGGCACAGGCCAACCAGCGGGAAGACCAGCTGGAACAAAGGCTCCTCAAACTACTAAAAAGGTTTCGCCAATAGGCGCATCTAAATTCAGTTTGCAAAAAATCTCTGAGAATATTAGATTGATCAATGATCTGTCAGAAGCTGTAGAATCGAACTATAGAAAAATGAACAGTATCAAAAGACTCAGTTCTAAACAGAAAGATTTATGCTGGCATGTAACGGAGTCTATTATTGCCTCTAAAAATGTAAACGATTGGCAATCGGATATTCCTAATTGGATTGAAAACCCCACTATAGTACCGAACGAGGAGACTCTAGAGATCGCAACGGAACACAACGTCTCTATATTCTTGGCTGGACTACTCAAGGAGTCAAAAATTTAGAAAATGAAGAAAAAAGCTTGACTTCCAAAAAAGTGCTGCTACTATAGAAGGACCGCCATACTTCGGCGGCCTAAAACACCAAAATGAAAAATCTAAATAGTCCAGAACAAGTAAAGCCAGACAATATTATTAATATGGATGAATTCGATATGGAAGATCAAATGTATGTTGAGTTCTTGGAGAAGCAACTCGCTCAATCTATTGTAGAAATGGAAAATAAGAATGAGGCAATTTCTTCTTTCATTGAATTGCTCTCTTATATCAAAGAGAATATTGGAAAGACTGCCGATTATCCGATTCAGATTACAGACGATTACACGAACAGCGTTTTCTCTGAAAGGCTAGAAACATGTATGAGTAAAGTTCTGGAAGTGGAAAGTAAAAATTCTGAACATTACGAATTAGATCCGATTTTCTAGATCTAGGAAAGTTATATATTAAACCTGATTAGAAAATGAGCGGCAAAGACTGTAGTAATAATAGTGAAAAATCAAAGCGTTATGATTACTGGGGTCTAGTAGTAGAAACTTTAGTTAATAAATACAAAGCTTTGAATAAAGCTTGTGAAGCCGCAAGTAAATCAGGTACACTTGATCCGAATGGCCCATTATTTGAGGCCATTTGGTCAAGTTTTGAAAGTTTTTTAAATATACTAGATCAAGAAGGATGGATCTCATGGTATATTTACGATAATGAATGTGGAAAGAAAAAACTTAAAGCATCATATGGTAAAAAGAAACTTGTGAAAATAGACTCGAATTTAAAATTGATTGATCTAATAATAGAAACAGAGGAAAGTAAAAAATGAAAATGCCTAGTATATCTTTATGTGGTTTCTATGGTTATAAAAACTATGGAGACACTTTAATGCTTGATTGTCTCAGTTCTTTTTTAAAGTCCTCGGGCTTAAGCGTTAGTGTTTTCTCTGATAGGAAAAGTGATGAATCTTTTTCTTATAAAAAATTAGACCCTAATAGATCAGACATTATAGCTTTGGGTGGTGGGGGAATTATTACACAAAATTTCTGGTATATAAAAGAGGGCTTATACAAGTCTCTGAGAGAGGATCAAAAGCTAATTTTACTGAATGTAAATCTCACTTCAGAATCAGTGCCAGTACTGGGACTTCTCAAAGATAAAATTTCTCTCGCAGTTGTAAGAGATCGTTTTTCTTATGATCTTGCTTTAAAATTTTTAATGGATGAAAGCAAAGTGATTCTGGCTTCTGATATATCTTATATTTATAATGTAAAAAAGATAAACGAAGGATATACAGATTCTCTTTTTCATAAAAAAGAAAAGAAAGTCTCAGTTTGTTTGAATAGTTATATTTTTAAAGATTACTTTTCTAATGATTCTAGACAAAGAATTTACGCTGAAAAATCTCTAATAGAAATTTCTGAATTTCTGAAATGGATGAAAAAATTTGACTATAAAGTACAACTTGTTCCATCTCAAGTAGATACAGAAGTAAATGATAATACTATCCATGGTATTCTAAATGGTTATATGGGCGGTGCGAATAATTGGATCTACACAAACGAGCATATAGAACAGAATCTAAAAAATTCTTCTCTAATTGTTTCAGCTAGATACCACACTACTTTATTTGCTATCAAAAATTCTATACCCTTCATTGATATAACTCATCATTCTAAAAATTCTAATTTACTTAAAGACTTAGGCTTACAAGAATTTTCAATTAATTACTGGAAAATTGGTTTAGAAGAATTAAAGAAAAAAGCTTCTGAAGCGCAGAATTCAGATCTAATATCTGAAATAAGTTCTTCTTACGGTGTATCGTCTAGAGAGGATTGGAACAAAGTCCTTGAAAAAATACAT